ATCTGTGGTAATTGTAACCCCTGTACCTTTGAGCCAAGATGCAGATGATAAATCTTCGCTTTGAAGACCAAGGTTAGTCCTCTGCGGCTCAAGCAATATGTTAGGGCAGCTTCCAAGTGAGTAGTCAAGGCGAGGAATGTTAAGCCGTGTTTCCGTCATTTGGTAGTCAAGCGCAGAAGTGCCTTCGACAAGTTGAGCGCCCCAAAGGTAGATGCCTGAAGTTCCGTCACCAGTATAATCTTTTGTGGTCAAATAAACTCCAGTATATGTTATATAAGTTCCTATTATAAATGTTTGCGCAGCAGTTGCAGTATGCGTTGCAGTTACTCTATACCAGCCATCGCCAACACTTGTAATAGTTCCAGTAAATGCCCCTACAATACCTTGAATAGTTCCAGTTGTTAAATCAAAGAAAATACCATTTCCGATAGAATTATTGCCGATATATAATTTTGTTCTTTCTGCTGACTTTACATAAATTGATGCCGTTTGTTGAGTTGTTGACCAACCTCCAGAAATAAGCAATGCGTGTTGTCCTAATGCGGTATTTTCAATTAATTTATCGGCAGTTAATGTTCCGTTTGGTGCGGTTGTTGTATTTGCTGAAATACTTACATTTGTTTTTGTCCATACTGCATTACTAAACTGCTCCGAATACTGCAACAAATTATAAGGCACAAGCTCAACCAAGCCCGCAGCGTTGACACGAGTTGCAGTAGTCGCACGAGTTACGGAGAAATCCCCGTTTCCGTTTGTAGGAATAATCGAATATAACTTCCCTTCTTTCTCTGCGTTGGGTGTTACTAATAAAGATGCGTCGTCAAGTAGGCTCATTAAGCGATATTTTTAAGATTGTTAAGAGTCGTAGTTAAACACGAAGATGCCTCAAAAGCACCCCCATCATTTGCTACTCTCGTTTGGAAGTTTGAAATTAATGAAGGTACAGGAGAACCTACGATGTCAGTCAATCCTGCCCAAGATACAAAGTGAGAATACCCCCAAGATATCAAGTTGTTGACTGCGCCTTGACCCCAACCTATTGCGTTGTTTGCTGCGCCATCTCCCCATCCGTTGCTATTTGCCATTTTCTTGTTTGCTTAAATAGATTCGTAATTTTTCTACATTCGTGTTTTTAGGGCTATACTTCAAACCCTTCGGTCTGTTCTTCTTCATATAAACCAAGAGGTATAATTGTTCGTAGTGTCAGGGTACATATCTTGGTCAACGTTCTGATTGTATTCAGGGAATAAGTCTTGGTTGAAACTCATATAACTGATGAAACGCTCCGTGTAGTGTTGAGCAATTTGTCTCTCTTTCTCTAACAAGAAGTCTACTTCGTTTTTCTCTACGTTTTCAGCGTTCTCGGATGAGTGCTTGTAAACTCCTTTGTTGGCGATTGTATAAGCTGCGAAAGGAAGATATTCAACCATTGACCAATGTATCAGCATAGGCTTTACATACGTCTCTACAAGGCTCTCGTAGTTACCTGAAAGCGTACCTGCAATTATTAACGTTTGTAGCTTCTCAAGTAATTTCGTACCCAAGTAGGTTTGTATGTGGATGTCCTGCGCAATCTTAACAAACTGAATAAACTTGTCAGTATCTACATTGCCGTTGACTGCGGTAAAACGAACTATATCGTCTCTTGTTATAAGTAGTGCCGTTGCCATTATTAATCGTTTTTAGGTAAGTAGCCTCTATCAGGCATATCAAAAGGACGAGTAGAAACCAAAGCCTCATTCTTTACAACGTAGCCTAACTTCTCTGCTTTGCGTACTGCTACTTGTTTTAATTCTTTGCTACCTACGTTCAATGCCTTGCCTGAAAAAGTTGCATATACTTGTTTATTCCATCTATGGTGACAATTCGCACCACCTTTGTAAAGCCAAATGTCATAAGTAGCAGCACCACGAGGACCGAATCCTGCGTTAACTTGCTGACCACTCATTTTTTGGATGTCTTCTTTGCGGTAGATTTTTTTAGCATCCATCATCTTGTTGCAGAAGTCTCTACCTTTTCCGCTTTTACCGCCAGTCTTACCTTCGTAAACATAGCGAGTGATAAACTTGATTCCGTCAATGACCTTGTCTTGCTTCGATGTGATGTTAGGACGAGCGTCTCCTGTGCTTACAAAGTTCCATACCTTGCTCATTAAGGTCGGTTCAAGCTCTTTAGAGAGCATTTCGTTCTCTAACTCATCGGAATCATAGTCTACAGGTGCTTCGTCTATTAGAAGCCAATTTTCGTCAGGTGTCTCACCAAGTGCGATAAGCTGCTCGGCTACTTCTTTTGGCATATGTGCGCTTAACTCCGTACCTGTTTCCTCTGCAACTTGCTCTTCGGTTACTGCATTTTCCAAGTCTACAAACTCAAGCGGCTTGAGAGTCTTGAAGAATAGGTTTAAAGAGATGTTGTTAAATGATAGAATCTTGTCAATGGCATCAATTATCTCCTCTTGGAAAGGCTTAATCACCATATTGTTGAACAAGATAAACGAGTTCTCAAGCTCATCAGCGTTAGACGAGAATCCGTTAGACGATGCAACACCGAATAATAGCGGTGAAGTAACGTTGTGTCCGAGCATAATCTTACGCAAACACTCTTCGCTTAAATAAGTGTAGTGTTCAGGTGCGTCATTTAGTGGGATATCCTCAACCGTAGTACGAGTATCCATATTGTCGTTAAACGCTACGATTACTTTTTGACCTTTAGAACCAGTCAACTTACCGAGAACCTTCGCAGAGATGATTTCTTGCTGCTCTAATGTAGGCACTCCGTTGTTGAAGTTAACCACTTTAGTTCCGCTGAATCCGTTTTGAACCTCGTTGATTAGGTAGTCAGAAATTTCCTCTTCCAAAAGTGCATAGGGTACTGCGCCTTGATAGTCAACGTAGGAATAGTATTTCATTCCGACTGAATAAGGCTTGCTGAATAGGATTTCTACCTTCTCATTAGTAAATCCAAACGCAGGAAAACGTTTAGGTACGTATTTCTTAATGTCAGTCCAATCGTCCGAGTAGTAGTAACCTTCAATCTCTCCGTCTTTATTGCATTTTTCAGCACGCAACAAGTTTACAGGAATATGATAAGCCTTGAGGATTTTGTCGTGCTTATCGTTGTAGTGTACTTGGATAGCAAACTGCCCGAATAACTTGCGGTCAAAAACAATCTTACGCAAACAATCCTTTGAAATCAAGGTCATCATTTGAGCGTACTCATTCGGTTTGCGGTTAGCATCCGTAGCTGATAACCCTTTTCCGTAGATAAGTCGTGCAATGTTGTTTATGATGGCATTGTTGGTTGTAGAGTTCGTGTATCGGTCAATCAAGAACTGATACGCGTTGTTATCCTCTCCGTAATCTACCCAAGCCTCACGCTTGCTCTCCTGAATAACGGGAGTAGTGTAAGCAGATAGATTTAAAACGTGTATGTTACTCATATACGATGTATGTATTTGCGGTTGTATTTGAAACGTACTCACCTGAATTTACCGAGAAGTTCACGATGTTTTGGTCAGTACAAAAAATTCGGTCTTTGTATACAATTTCAGTTCCTTGTTTTAGAACCAAGTCGTAGAAGTGTCCTTCTTTTAATGCGAAGGATGCAGTAATGGTGTTAACGTAGTCTCCTTGTGTTGAACTGGTGATTGTAATAGTTGCAGGTGTGTTTGTTTGGTCATCCGTTAGAATCATTGTATTAAATGAGCCTCTCGGAATGAATGAGAACGTCTGCGCTGATGTAGATGTAGTTAAAACTATCATACTATAATAACGTTTAGATTTGGTTTTGTTTCCAAATAAAAAAGGCAGACCGAAGCCTGCCCTTTAACGCTATGAAAAAAAGATTAAGAAGCAACGATGGTAGTAGTCGCACCAAATACGCTACCCGCAGTTCCTGCAAGACCTGTAGCACCTGTTTCACCTGTGCAATCTAATAGATTGGCAAGAATTTTTTCAGTACCTACAAACGTCAAGGTATAACCAACCATATCACTCATCGCAACACCATTTGACACGTTAGCAGTAGTCAATTCCATTCCGTGTTCTAAACCTGCAAGGAAGAATTGGTTGTTACGTGTTTTGATTACTACGTTAGGACGTCCGTAAGACAATAACTTAACCGTCTTGTGTGTAGCGGCATCTTGTTTCTTTAAAGTAACTGACAAAGTCTGCTCTACAAATGAAGTTCCGTTCTCACGTGAAGTCGTGATTACTTGGTCAAAAGAGTTCGTACCTTTAAGTTGGTATTTGTAAAGTGATGTTACGTTTGCAATTGCTTCAATTGTATCAGTACCTGTAGTGTAAGTCACGTCTGTTGGAAAACTATAATCACCATAATTGATGAAATAAATCGCATCCAATCCTCCTACTACATCTTTGCATACTTCGAGTCTGCCTGTTGTTATTTCGCACATATTTTTGAGATTTTAAATGTTATAAAAAAGGGAGGAGCGAAAACCCCTCCCCGATTATTTGAAATCAGCTAATTTTAGTTAGCAGAGTTTGTGATTCCGTAAGTAACAACGTCGGAAGCAAAACCGTATTTAGCATCAGCGGTGAAACGCATAACTACGCGGACATTTTGGTCTCCTAAAGATTCGGCAGTATCCAAAACGCGTACCTCATTCATGTCATTTAATAGACCTGTCGCGAAATACAAGTTAGATTTTTGAGCCAAAAGTGCAGTGTTAGAAGCAAGACCGTTCGCCATGAAAATTTTGACACCATCAAAGTAAAGTGCGTCAATTACTTGGTTTGTACCTTTGTTTTCGTAACCATTAGCACCTACACCTGAAGCAGCGAAACCACCCAATGCACGTACGTAAGCACGATAAATGTTGTTAGATACATAAAGATGCAAATCTTCTTTGCCATAAAGGGCAGCAGGACAAGCGTCAACGATTTTACCAAGCTCGGTGATTACGTTAGCAGCAGTAACTGTAGTACCTGCAACTTCTTGAGCAGAAGGAAGGTTAGCATCAGTAGTCAATTGTGTCATGATACCTGCGAACTGACCTGCGGTTGCGTTAACACCAGTCCAAATTGCAGACTCCATATCGGCAGCAACTTTTTCAGCAGCATAAGCAATAAGGAAATCAGAGAAAGATTTAGGAAGGGTATCAAATGCAGAGTAACCCATCTCTAAAGCCTGCCAATCGCTGCGAAAATCTGCCTTGCACAAAGTCAAATTTACTTGGAAGCTCTCGGGCTGTAATATTCTCTCTGTCAGCGTGATAGTAGATGTAGGGTCATAGTCACAGGTTGCGTTCTTGATGATGCCATCTGTAGCCAAACGCTTAATTACCTGCTTAAATTTGACGTTAGGCATGATAGTGATACCGCCTTTATCAAGGGTTGGAGCAGAAAGAAGTGCAGCAGCGATGTACTTACCTGCACTCTCGCCAGCATATGTAGTCGTTATCGATGTTGTAGTGGGCATAATTAATTGATTTTTAGTTAGTTATTAAAATTTGTTTAATTTTTCAAGGATTGAATCCATTGTAGAACGTGAGCGATTTTGCCCCAATTTAATTTGTTCTACTTTAGTTTCGTTTTCAGGGTTGAATGAAATAGGTTTAGGCTCTTCGCTCAATTCAACTGGTGCAACTTCTTCTGCGACTTCAGATGATAATACGAGTTTAGCTTTCAACTCTTCGTTTTCTTTTTTCAAGGCTTCGATTTCGCTAAAGAAAGATTCTTTAGTGACTGATTCGATGATTTTCTTTGCAGTAGGTGCAGCAGGCTCTTGTGCCATTTCTTCTTCAGCAGGCATTTCAGCTTCGGGAGCTTCAACTTCTACCTCTACTTCTGCTTCAGCAGCTTCACGGATGTCAGCAATTACACCTTCTTCGATAACTACCAAGATGCGACCATCTTCTAACTCATAGTCACCTACAGGAAGAGCAATACGTTGTTCGTCTTCAGTTAGGATAAACACAGGTTGACCTGCTTCGAATACTTCTGCTTCAAGCATAGATACACCATCAGTAAGGCGCATAGTTTCCAACTTCACTTCCATTCCAAGAAGTGTGCGGACTTTGTTTAAGAGTGATTTTTCGTTCATTTTACTTAATTAAGACATATATTTGTTAGCAGAATTGATAGCTGAATTAACACTAATTCCATTTTTTGAGAAGTCAGCCCATCCTTTAATGTCTCTTTCCGAAAGACCTAAATTTTTAGCGGCAGCAACTGCTTTTTCGTATAATTTATCTTCTGCTTGTTGGTATTTTTCAGCAGTAGGATACAATTTTTTAACTGCATCAACTTGCTTTTGATATTCAGCTTGTAATTTATTCAATTCAACTTGCATATTATCTGCCTTGTCAACTGCATCAAATAAAGCATTAGAAATTTGGATAGCTTTCTGACTTGCAGCAGCAATATCCTCAACAATTCCTAATTCAATCTTGTGAGAAGCAAGCTCCGTAGCCTCTTCTTTAAACAACTTGTTGTAAATAGATTTTTGTGTGTTCATATGTATATAACGTTTTATAGATTACTTGTTGCGTTTTTATCCGTTTTGACGTACGATAGTTCTCACTCCGCTTACTTCAGTTGAAGTAACGTTGTTTCCTGTTCCTTCCGTCTTTCCGATGCCTTGTGCCTCTAAACTTCCGTCACAACATTTAGTTGAGTATTTTCCGTCTGCGCATAGGCATCCACGTCTTGAACCTTGACGAGGACTTGCTTTACTTGGTGTTTTGAATTTTGACATATTATTTAAGTAGGTCTTTAAGTTGGTTAATAATTTCATTTTTGCTCATATCTTGTCTTGGTGAATCAGGCATCTTGTCAGCAAAGTATCCCTCAATAGAGAATCCTTTTATCTTGCCCTCTTTTACGTCTTGCCATACCTCATCGTTATCTACCTTCATAGAAATCATCCAAGTTCCTTTAGGTAGGTTGAATCCGTATAACTGGCTTTTGTCCATCTTTTCGTCTTCGATTAGCCACGATTCTACTACGCTCATTCCTTTGATAGCGTCTTTGTGTTCGTAGGTAGCGTTGTTTTGGTTGCCTTTCTTAAAGAATAACTCCATAGCTTGACGCACCGTGTTCTCTGAAAAGTAAATGTAAAACTCCTCCTCTTTGTTTCTGCGGTAAATCTTCTTGTTCGGGATAAGAGCAGCACCCATTAGGATACGTTTCTCGGTGTCAATTTCTTTGAGTTCAACTTCGTGTTTTGCTAACGCTACAAAGTTCTCTTCTATGGCAGGTGATTCGACTACTGAAACGGCATTGATACCGCTTTGGAAGTCTTTTTCGTCAATGATTAGCTCAAGTACATTCATAATAAAATAACGTTTTTAGGTTACAATGTTGCGTTTTTAATTCTATTGCGGTCAAGTGCCTGTGCAGATGTTACCTCACCACTTACAACATACGCTTGAATTGGTTGTTGTTGGATTTGTGCGAGCTGATTCATTCCTGAATTGCCTACGACATTGAAGTTTGGAGACATAACGCTACCGCCACCACCGCCACCACCACCAACATCGGTGCTATCAGGTGCAGTTGTTTCAAATTTAGTTTTTGCAATTTTAGCTACACTTGCTAAACCTGTAGCCAATGCCACACCTGCTTCAATAAATTGCGCACCAGTTGCCAACTTTGCAGGGTTACCACCTGCCGTTAAAGCTGCGTTTACTGCCGTGTAAGTACTGATAATTGCAGAGGCAAGGTTTGCTGCCTTTTGGACTTTAAACGCTCTCCTTGCTGATTCTTCGTTTTTCTGACCAAACTCTTGAGCAAGGTCTGCGATGATTGACAAACCTGTTTGCGCCATATTTATCTGCGCTGCTCTTAACTTCTCGTCATCCGCTTTTATTTTAGCATTGGTTTCCTTTTGGGTTTCTATGCGTTTTGCTGAAAGTTGATTCTCATACTGCTCAATTTGTATGTCTAACGCTTGTTTCTGCTCATTGTATTCAATCTCTGCTTCAAGCCTTGCTGCCGTTCCTTCTTTATGAATGTCAATTTGCTCTTGTAAGCGGTTGAGTTGTAGCTCACGTTCCTTGTTGGCAATCTCAATTAGCTTTTCTAACTTCTGCTCTTCCGTTGATATAAATTCTGCACCTGCCTTTTCTCTTTCTAAAGCTAAAGTTATCTCTGATTCAGTACGTGTTTTCGTAAGCTCATCCGCTTCACGTTGTAACGCAAGGTCATTGGCTAACTGCTCGGAGCGCAGACCTTCAATTTGTGCTAATACTCCTTGCCTGTTTGCTTGTGCTTCTAATAAAGCAACTTGATTCTCGGTATTCTTATTTTTATTGTATTCTAACTGGGCAGCTTGAATTTGTAAATCTGCCTGCGCCAACATTGCCTTCTCTTGGTCATCTAAAACCTTTTTTAGGTCTTGGTTCGCTTGCATTCTTTCGGTGATAGAGTTACGCTCCTCATCTCGGACTTGACGTAATTTCTCTGCGGTTCTATCGTACTTTTCAATCAATACTCCTTGAGCTGCTGCTGCAACTGCTGCTGCGTTTCTTGCATCAACTAATGCACTTGCTTGAGCAATAGCACCCTTTATAGATATCTTGCTGATTTGTTCAACACCTTTAACTCCTAAAACAACCATTTCTCCAACGGCTTCACCAAAGTTTTCGTAGATATCTTTACCTGACTTCATAAAGTCCTTACCTACTTTGTCAATATCTTTTTGAGTTTCTTTAATATTCTTACGGAGTTCCTTTATGGTCTTCGGGTCTTTGTCTCCCAAGAAAGATTTTTCCCAAGCTAACTGCAATTCTTGAACACCTAATTTGATTCCGTAGAAAGCAAGTTTTAGCGGAGTTAATGCGATGTTTAAGATGCCACCCAATACTTTGCCTAATGCATTAAAACCACCTGTTGCATCATAAGCCGCCTTTACTGCATCTACAATTGCACCAACTGTTTGGTTAAAGAGTATGGATATTGTTTCTAATACTATAGAGAAGCCTCGTGCGGTTTCCGAGTTGCTTTCAAATGCAGATTTAAGACCTGCTAACGCGCCAATGATTAAACCAATACCCGAAGCCTTTAATGCAGTTCCGATTCCTTTAGCAGCAGAGCTTAATTTCTTAAATCCACCTGAAGCACCATCAGATGCAGTATCCGTTTTTTTAACCTCTTTGTTTAGCCTCTTAATGCTATCGGTTGAGTCATCAATATTATCAGCAACTTTCTTAAAGTCTTTTGCCGCTTCGTCTGCGTTTGATTCTACGTCAATCTTAATTTTTCTTGTCTCTGCCATTGTATAGTTTTTTTCTTAATTGTTGTTTCCACATTTTTTTTGTAGAGCTTGTCAGTTCGTGTTTTCCTTTGGCTATGTCAATCAACTCGGATTCTCCGTAGAAATTGTCAAGTTGTAGCATTGAAATTATTTGCTTTATCATTGGATTATATAAAAAGATTCAGTTGTTGTACTTCCGTCTAAATAAGTGTAGGTAACTATGATAGTGTAAACCGTACCTGCTGCACCGCTCGGTAAGCCTATTGTCAAAGAACCGCTCGCAGTCATCGGATTCGGTGAGAACGTTACGTCACTATCAGAACACGAAAAAGATGCCTGTACTGCGTTGTTTGGTAGGTTGATTAGGTACTTAACGCTTCCACCTTCAGTAGATACTTTCGGGTTTGGGTTTGTAGAGTTTACGATTGGTCTAAAATCTAAAATCAGTTGTAAGTCTGCGTCTCCTGTAGTTAGGTTCGTTTTCATCTCGTTGATGATATACCTTCTATCCCTAATTACAAGCCTATCGTTTAACTGCAATCCTGTTAGTAGGCTCACAGGTAGTTTGGCTTTTACGCTAATCAAACGCTGCTTTAAATTGTAAAGGTTGTACAGGTAGCTGAAATAGTAATTAGCAAAGAGCGTGTTTTGGATAGGGTAGTTAAGTAGCGTACTTGTTTCAGGTGCAAAGTTCAAAGTATAGTCCGTGTTATTGTAGAGTAAGTCCTGCCCAAACGGAGTATAGTCTACAACCGTGCTATGACCTCCACCATCGTTAGCCCATTTGAAATCGCACTCTTGGTTGCGGTACTGATACAATAGAACTGGCTTTGGTATGTATGGAGCAAACTCCGAGTTCAAAGAGTAGCCAACTTGCAGTACCTGCGTTCCGTTAAATTTCTGCTGAAGCAAATTCTCAAAAGGTACTTCGACTACAAACTCACCGCCATCATAGTTGTACTGATACGTTGTATCTCCGTAAGCCTTGCTGAATGTCGTAGCAAAATACTTGTTAAGTACGCATTCTGAATCTTGGTACTTGAAAGAAATTTTTTTGTAGAGCGGCATCCTTGTGTGTTCAATCGTATTGACATCAACGTACTCGGAAACGTCTACAACTGCGCCTTTCGAATACCAGTCATCTAATGGCTCAACCCAATATTCTCCATCAGTGATTGAGTAGGTAGTCATATTGAAGACCTTGAGAATCCCTGAAAAGAAATCTGCTACCTTCATCATAGGAGCATTTGCCGAAAGGTTTATTGTAGGTGTTCCGAAAACCGCATTTGAACAAGTTATGTTAATGTAGTCAGTCAACAAAGCGCCACCTGATACATATGTAACTTCGTATTTAACACTCAAAACAATTGTGTTAGCCTCTTCGCTTCTGATTTTAAAACTATAGGTTGTGTCAAGTCCGCTTACGTTTAAAACGTTTACCAAATCCCCTGTGCCAACCCCTGTGCCTAAACTTGCAATAGAATTAATTAGGTTTCCGTTTTGGTAAATGTCAACGTAGTAAGTAGCCGAACTTGTTGTAGATGTTGTTGTGAAAGTTATGATATGCTGATAAACCAATAAGTCTAAAAACTGCACGTTAATTTCGTTGGTTGCAAGGTCTACATAATTGCTTAAATCATAATTTGTAAACACAGGAGTCTTTGCCGTGAAGTTTATATCTTGAGCAACTGATGATGTAATTAATTTCTCCTTTCCTTTGTACCACAAAAATAAATCCGTGAAACGCTCATCTTGCAAGAAAGCACCTTGAAAAGTTATGCCGTACTTGTTTTGAATTTCGTCAAAGATTCTGGCAACTCGTAAGGCAGGGAATAGTTCGTTTTTATTTATAGCTCCCGAATTTGTATGGATGTCGTTATTTGTAGATGTACCTGTTGACGTGTTAGGTGTAGGAGGTTCTACTGACTGCGATTGATACTCCCAAATGCGATAAGAAGTGATTAGCGGGTACTTTACATCGTAAGTATTATTGGCATCCTCAATGCGCGCTAAAACCTCCGCAGACGTAAACTCGTGAGCATATGCCGTATAGTCCAAATCCGAAAGTAAATCCTCACCAAAGGTATCTTTAAGCGTTACTCCTTCTCCGTAAAATGTTAGCTTGTATGAACTCGGCTTTCCGTTGGTTAGTGTTGCTCCGTCTAATTGTACTTTGCCCTTGCGAAAGGTAGTTAGGTTGATTTCTATGTATGCGTCTTTTCGTAGGTTGTTATCCGTTGTGAAATCAATATCCGAATTATACCAATGCTCAAAGAATACGTTGTTGACATCCGATGCAGGCACGGTGAATCCTTGTGAGAAATCCGTAAACGTCTTTGAGATGTCTTGAACGTTTTGGATAGAGCTTGTTACCTGTATCTGCTCGTCATTGAATAGCTCAATGCGGTTACCTTCTATGTAAAGTTGTACCTTTCTCATTAGACTACTGAATTGATAACGTCATAAGCAAATTCAAATTCGAGTTGGTAGTTAATCATATGCGTGTTTATGCTTTTGAATAACTCCGTGTTTTTGGTATTTAGTTTAGCAGGCTTCTTATTGATGAGGATTCTTTCCGATAGCATCAACTGCTGAATCACCTCTTTAAAACTTTCGCTAACCCAATCCGTGTTCACTCGAATCATCTTCTTTCCGTTGGCATTAAAGACCGCTCTCTGACCTTCTAAAGTTGAGTAGTTAGGGTAGCGAGTCTGCATTAGATTGTACTCCGTGTTTTCGATTCCCAAGCTATCGTTGCTTGCCTTAAAGAACCATTCACGTTGCCAAGCTCCGAACTTGTTGACAAAGTCCAATTGAACTGGTGTGTATTTGCATTCGATTTTAGGTTGAAACGTAGCCGTAAACAATACCGCTGCACTGCCGTCAATGATTTCTAACTTGTTGCCTACTGCAGCATATGTTGATAGAACTCTTGGTATATCTCTCCACACGTTATTAGTAAGCCCTGTCGTTGTTGTTGCGCCTGTAGATAGGTTCGTGTATTTAACCGAGTTGCCGCTACCTGTGTATAGCGTTAGCCATCCATACTCACCGCTTAAATCATAGTTGTAGGTATATGTACCTGATGAGAGTAGATAGTTTCCGAGCGCAGGGTTATAACCTTCTTCATAGTAGCCGTAGCCATCAACACCAAAATGCGTTTGAGTGCTTCCTACCTGAATAAAAGACGTACTGATTTTCTTGAATAGCTTTAAGCCTACGTTGCACCATTGCGTTGAAGGAGTAGCCGTGAAAATGTTTGTAATAGTTTGTAGTGTGTCGTGGTCTATATACTCACGGATATAAGGCGAAACATCGTAGTAAGTCGCAGGATTGTTTGAAGAAGGTATCTTCTTACTTAAAGTGTAAGCAGGAGAAGCAGGCATTGAGCCTGTGCCGTTCCAAAGATAGATTTCTAACTTTGTTTCTATCTGCGATGTTTCGTTAATCGTAACTATGTACGGATTCCGTGCGTTAATTGTTGCCATTATTTCAGTATATTATCAATTTGTTGGTTGAATAGTTTTTCTGCATCCAAGCCGAAAGATGCTACCAGTTCGTCAGGTAAATTCCTGTAAGCAGCCTCAAATGGCTTTGTAAAAAACATACTCGGTTTCATTCCTTTGTTGTAGATTCCTCGTGTGATTAGAAACGCAGTAGATTCATAGCTAAAGAACCTTCCTGATTTTCTATCCTTGAATTGAATCCGTCTTTTTTTAACCCAATTAAAGATGCCTTTTGTTAGCCCACCTTTTTGACCTGTGCCTGAACCAAACTTAAACGGAGATTTAGGTGCTTTCGATGAACTTTTTTTACCCTTAACACCCAAGTCTTGATACGCTCCGTAATCATCCATAGAAAACTGCAACGAGATAGAGTTAGGCATAGCCTTTACATCCCCTTTGATAGAGTTGTACAAGCTCTTGGATACGTTCTTTCGTTGGTTTGTTAAGTTGCGTTTAGATACGCTAATAACGTGGTTACGGAAACGCTCTAAAGATTTCTTTACCTCGCTTTGTTCCATCAGCAGATTGTTACCTCGTTAGGAATCAAAACGTCAAATGTCATAGTCCATCCTGCAAGGTTGTTCTCAAATCTCTCTACAAAAGGCTCGCAGTTAGGATTTCCGTCTACTACGACTTGTGAATCCCACATTGTGCCGTGTAGCATTTGTGCATAAGCTCGGTTTAGGATTTCTAATTGAGTGTTGAGGACATCTTGCTCGTTCGTGTTTCCCCTGAATCCGTCAGTAGTTGCCTCTTTGGATATGTTGACAATGTCCATTGCAATCAGGCTAACATTGAATCTTACTACGTTGGTCTCGAAAGATGCGCTATTAATCATAACGTGTACAAGCGGAAAGATTGTCTGCTTGTTTAAGTCTATCTCGAAGATGTCTCCTTCGGTTACGGTGTTCACCAGTGCATCAGCATTGAAGTGAGTTTGTAGGGCTTGTGTTATAGTGTAGAATCCTTTCATCGTCTCATTTGTCTTTGGAGTTGTCGTTGTTCAATTTCGTTTTTTTGCTTCTCGAAGGTGAGATATGTGAGACATTTAGTAAGTCGGAGCTTGGTAATTTCATCGAACTTTGTAACGTCTCCTTTAGCGAGTCCATATATAGACTGATACCATCCCCATCGCTTGGCAAATTGAGTTGTTTCACTAAAGTCGCTGACAGGTTCTTGTCCTTCTTCATCTGCTTCTCCAAATAGTTCAGGGTAGCCGTCAGTAACTCGTTTCCTAAATTGTAAAAAAAAACCGATGCTGCAATGCAAACATCAAGTGGCGCAAACTGCATCAGCTCTTGATGGTCTTTACTTGGGACGTACTCGTGTAATTCGTACTTGTCTTTAATTCGTGTTTTGATAGGACGGTACATTACCGCCATCGCCTTGTTATAGGTCTCCCAACTCTGCAAATGGCTCTCCAAATCTACGTACTCACCGAATGTGATTTCTTCAAGGTTCGGAATAAAACCAAAGTCAATATCCCCAACTCTAAAGGTCTGCTGAAATTTAGGCTTCTGACTAAACAATTCAACAAAGTGAGCTACCATTTCGTTGAGTGAGGTCATCTTAATCTTTGCAACGTCCGCTAAACGGATGCCGCAGAAAATCTCAATCATCTTTTGAGCTACAAATTCCTCATCGTTGCTACCTTCTTGTACTTTTAGGAAATCCACATAGTGTTTTAGTGGTATTTCGTTTAGTGAGGTAGGTACTTTTACTTGGATTTCCATAATTATATAACGTTATTAATCATTTTTGTATTCTTGAGCAAGGACATACGAGTACGCTTGTGCTAACATTTGAGCGTGTTTACGCATTGAAAACACATCATCAAAGACAATATGAATCTTTCTGCCAGTTCGTTTGTAGATATATTCTTCAACGATTGCCTTCATACGAGGCAGTTCATCGGATTGCGTATTGTCCATAGTTTGAATTTAAGCCGAGATTCTCCATCTCGTGGTATCGAAGTGCATCTATAGCGTGGTCGTTGCCTCCTGCAGGATTTTTTAGCCTAACTCCGTTTTTATCTACATCCCAACAGTAGGAGCGAAGTTCTTTGATTAGGTTTGTACTTTGCTTGGTGACTAAATACTCCTGCTGCTGCATTACGTCTATTCCATATCGGATAGAATCCTTGCCTTTAGTTACTCCTTTAATCGTCTTTCCGTAGCGTCTAATCTCGTCAATGGATTTAGGCTCACTTGAATCAGCATAGATAGTAACGGCAGACGGAAGTATTCTTGCGATGTCAGAGTTCAACATCCCTGTGCGGTAAACAAGTTCGTTTACTATTCGTTTTCCGTTCCAATTATACACCTCAATTGCAGAGGTAGGGTCATTCGTGTATCCAAAGTCAAGCCCTATGCCTATTAGTCGTGCGTCATAAGGTAGCTTGTCTATCTCTTTCCAATTGCCAAACACTACACCCTCAAGCATTCCTACTTCTCCGAGTCCGTAAACTCTCCACCAATTAGCCCAATAGTTAGACGTAACCGCCTTGTCACGATTCTTTTCAATTTGTCGGACAATACTCTCATCAAGTGCCTCATTGTCTTTGTATGTAAGGATAATAAAGTCTGCGTCAGGTTCGTCTTTTAGTTCGGTGTGTACCCAAAATTCATTGGCAGGGTTGAAGTCAAGGTAAATCTCTTTCTTGGTACGTATGGAAAGCTCAAGGTAAGCGTCAAAGGTTACGTTGTTGCACTCATTGATGTACAGGACGTCTCTCCTTGCTCCTCGAAGTTTAGATGCGTTATCAGCAGAGAAGAACTCCATCGTGCTGCCGTTGGCAAATTCGTATCTCAAGAGGGTTGCGTTAAACCTGTCTTCTACAAACCTACCAGTCCAACGCATAATCTTGAGAAAGTCTTTCAGCGCACCTCTGCGAAGGTGTGGGATAGTCTCGGCAACTACTGAAACTTCTAATCCTTTTTCACGAGCGCACTTATCTATCAGCACAGGCAAGATACCAAACGTCTTACCTGCGGATGTGCCTCCCTGAATTATCTTAACTCTCTTTTCGAGTTCGTAGATTTTACGAATTGCCGTTGTTACCTGAAACATTAAAGTTAAATAGTGGTTGCTCGGTGACTATGGTGTTCTCGGTCTTCTCCGTGAGTCCGTTTAAACGTGCAGTTAAGTTAGCGTTGTACTGCCCTACCAAGCCTCCGTTGATTTGGTCTTGACGGATTTCTCGCTTTATATGTGTAGAGATACCGCAAAATTCTTGATAAGCTCCTTCAGTATTTCTAATGTAGTGTTCGATTGTTAGGTCAAACTTATTGAAGCAGTAGACTTCGAAGCCTTCCATTGTGAGAGGACATTCGAGAGGTTCTGCAACCATATCACCAGTCCTTTGGTTTAGGGTGTATTTGTATCTTGGGTTTTCCTTTACCCATAGTTTGTAGCTTTTAAACATATCTAAAAGATGTTCAGGGCTATCTATCTTTCTTGGTCTTCCTACTTTTGCCATTATTTATTTCGTGTTTTGTTAGTTGTATCATACATTGTGAGTGCCTTACTCCTAAATCAGGGAACTCTTTTACCATTGAGTCATCTGCTATGCATCTTTGCAGAAACTCTATTGGTTGTTCTTTAGGTAATGGAGTTATTGTAGGCATCTTTTACTTTCTTGAAGTGGTCTAAAAATTCGTCTTCGGTTATTTCTTCTAAACACATCAGTCCATCTGCATCGGTGAAGTATTCGATGAGGTGGTGTCCGTCTTTTCGTATCCTCGCTGACATTTCGTGAGCATACTCAATCAGGTCTCTTCCGTAGTCTAAAAGATAGTATCTCATTTGTATTCTGCGTAGACCTTTTTCATTTTGTCGATAATCTCCATCCAACAAGTAGCACAAGAAGTAGGCTCTCTGCTGATTCCAAAGATACGGTTGTAAATCTTTAGGATTGCGTCTTGCTCACTTGGTTTTAAAGTGTCCTTATACAATACATTTGTTTCGGTTAAATAGTTGTATTCGTCTTCGAGTAGGCACTTCGGATTGCGGTAAGGAAATAACTCATTGAGCTTCTTCTTACGTTCTTCGCATCCGCAGTCCTCACCTGCTACAAACTCTACTAACTTTTTGATTCCTGTGGCTTCCGTGATTTGTTCAATTGTATCACCTAAACCTGTTGCTTTTCTTTTTGCCATATTAAATTAATTCAAATTCTTCGTTTAAAAAATCGGTATAATCATCGCCTACCGATTGACGTATTTTTTCTTTACAAGATTTTATAGTCAAGAAAATAGACTTTAAACTGATACCTGTTTCATCTGCTATTTGACGCATTGGTTTTCTTTCGTCTTTGTATATCTTCCACAACTTTTGGTCGTACCAGTTCCAACCTTTAATTTCCCATTCAATCCTCTCGTAGATTCTTTCTAATGATTCGTGTTTTGCTATGACTGGTTCGTCATAAGATAAATCATAAACATCGTTTAAATCTAACCTATCCATCTTCTGCTTTCTGATGTGGTCAATGTAAACACTTCGCAACGTCAACCACATATGCCCTCTATTAATATCATCTCCTACAATCTTGTCTATATGATTTAAACGTAATATGCGGAGGTATGTTTCCTGCACGATGTCTTCAGCAAGGAACTCGTCACCAAATGTGCGGACTACTGATAGCCATTCTTTGTGGTGTTTTGCTAATGTAGTAATCTTGTCCATTGGTTAAATTCTAAACAAATATAAGACTATATTTTAATCAAACAAGTTGCACGCAAAAAAAGCCACCTGTTAAAGTGGCTCTAATCCGTTTAAATATACCTCTCGGCTAACGTAGTTATCTAACTTGTGAAGTGTTGACAAGGTGACGTCTTTGCCTTTGAGGAAGTTGTTTACTTGGAAGTGATGCATCTTGTATCCTAATAACTTGATGTCCTCTACGATTTGGTTTCGTGTTCGGGTAAGTAGGAGTTTGTGTATCTGCTTCCGTAGGTCTTCATCGTTGATATACATACTAAAAAGGTAGGTCATCGTCAATACTATCTCCAATTGGCGCACGTTCAACTGGTGCTACATACGGCTCGCTAAATGCAGCGGAAAAGAAACTTCCGTTTTTACCTTGCTTTACCCATAAAGCTACTTCCATCTCTTTACCGTTTACGTTTACCTTTCCTTTGTAGTCAGGTTGTTTGTCGCTCGTCTTTTTGTCGTTCTTAAAGATTGCTCCTGTGTTTGTTTTGTTTTCCATTATAAATTATAGATTAAATTGATTACTAAAATAATTGCTACTGCCGTTACAAGTAGCATTGTGCAGATTGCTGCGAGGTATTCTTTTTCAGGACTCATAAATTTAGGTTGTCTTCGTTTATTAATTCTCGTAGTTTATCTCTCCAATAGTGAGTTACTTCCATTTCTGCTTCAGTTGCCTCTTTCTTTCCAATGTATCCGTGTTTAACTACCGAGCGCATTTCTTGGTCAAGCTCGTGACAAATTTGCTTCCATTTCCATCCATCGAGCGCATCTTGTAGCTCTTCCCTCTCGTCGTGGTCAAAGTGTAGTGTTGCTTTCATTGTTCTTGTTGTTTAGTTCAAAAATATGCTCGTCTTTCCGAGCCGTCAGCGTTCTATTGAAAACGGGAGTTGTTGCGCCTATCCCTTATTTCTTTACATTTCGTTTTAAGATATGTGGCAACTTTTACCCCTTATCCTTTTCCATATTGGTCAACTCAATTAAAGCGGCTTTTTGGTTCTTTTTGTATTCGTCTTTTAGTCGCTCGCAGTACAACGCTGCATCTAACATCTCCTCCTGTAAGTGAGTAACCCAGTCAATGAAGTCTAAATCAGTTCGTGTTAGCATAGTGCCGTACTTCTCTATTCCTCGTTGTGAGCGGTCATAAAACTTGCTCATCACCTTTAGGACAATCGGGTCTTCTACTTGTAGTTTCAGGTTCATAGGAATTTCATTAAGGTATCGTAATACAATCTGCAATCTTCTATACGGTCTTTGATTTGCTCAATGACTGCTTCGTCTTTTTGTACGTAGAATACTTTTACTCTGCGGTTCTTTGGGATTTGGCTAAATTCGTGTTTGCGCAGAATCTCCTCACGCAAATCGTAGTCCTCATCAATCTTGTGCAGCTTCCAATGCGCTCTCCTGATTTCGTCCTCTACCATTTCGATAGGTGTATCTACAAGGCAGTAGCAAAGCATTGACTGCTGCTTGCCAGTCAACCACATATAACCCTGTAACTGATAAAAGTAGTCTTTATTAGGGATTTCGGTATCAAAAAACGGAAAGGTAGTAGCATCCCAAGAGCTTTTAACGTCAAGCAATACATCCTCCGTGTTTACGTCAGGTGTTCCCTTTATCCAATCGTTCTCGAAATACTGCTCGTTCTTATAGATAAAGTTTACATCTAACACATCATTGACAAGCGAGATAGATAAATCCTCAACTGCGTTACCTTTGTCCGTGTAACGGCTTGAAAACTCCTTCCTGATGCCGTATTTCTCTTGTAGCACGAGTTCGTGGATATAAGTTTTAGCAGTTTGGGATAGTAGCTCCGTTTTAGAGCGTGGTGTTGCCATAATCTTTCCTATGGCAGAACATCGAATCTTGAGAGCTTTCATAGTGCGTTGAGCATATCAATTTGACCTTCAGTTAATGCAAAGGATGATTCAAGTTTTTCTCG